ACGAATCGTTTTGATGACATCTCTCCTTTGTCACCCGTGAAAATTTCCATTAATTTTTTCATAAATCTTTGCTTTCTAATAGTGTGTAAGTGAATGAATTGCCGTGCAAGGTGGCAGCCTTCTTGACCAAAGCCATAAACTCATCGAAATCTGCTGACTTTTTGAACACTTGACAACCCTCACTCCAATTCTCAACATAGGTTGAATCTGCACCAGCCTTGTGGATGTTGATTCCGTAGATACCTTCGGTGATCAACTTGGTGTCGTAGGTCATATCCTTGTTTGCATCTCTGTAAACCTTGACGGGTTTGGCTTGTTTTAAGGCTTCGTATTTACCTTGATGCAATCCGATTGCGTGTGAACCACGATATTGTCCGGGAACTAAACGAGCAACGCCTTGAGCATTGTGAAATTCCTTCACTCCCTTTGTGCCGGGATCAGTTGTCGCAGCCCATTTCTTAAAATGCCACACATCACCAATTTTGTAACTGACGGTTAACAAGTCATCAAAGACATTTGTCACCTTGCTTCCAGTATCCGAATTTCGAATCCCAATGATGTTCAAGTTGTAATCACCTGATTCAAAGAACTTGTAGTTCTTCACCTTCATTGCTTGTTTGATTTTGTCTATCATTTGCCTTGTCCTTTATATGGTTTTGAACTCTTGTGTTTGTTCTTGTGCTTGGTATGTCTGCCAAGTTTGTTTTTGGGTTTAGAACGAAATGATGTGATGTTTACTTTTGTTGCCATAAGTACATTCTAAAATAGTCAAAATCTTCCTTTCCACCTTCGGAGAGATAGTTCAAATACGCATCATAGATCACTCCTTTGAACTCAATTGGTGTTGTGGTAGTATCTAATCCAGCACCTACCATCTTCACGGCATACACCTCCATTTGGTCTTGAACAACTTGCATCTGTTGAACCACGGATTCGGCTTTCTTTTCAGCAACAACAACCGCTTCTTTCAATTGCTCTTTCTCAACCACTTTTGCTTCCACCAATTTCTCGCTGACCTCGTGTGCTTGTTTAGTGGCTTGACCAACGGCTTGTGTGTTCTGTTGAATCTTCTTCAACAAAGCATCAATGTCACTAACTGGCTTGGGTTCAGTTGCCCAAGATTCGGTGAATAAGTATCCACCAAAAAAAGCGAGAGTAAAAATCAATAGTAAACGCATATCGTTAAAGTTTTTTCATTGAGTTAATGATGCGTAGTTCGGTAATGGCTGCCGACAATGCAGAATCTGCTGTCTTCAATGCCTTATATGCTTGTTTCTGCTCTGCTCGTAGTACTGCCATCTCTTTGCGACATTCATCAATCTGCTGTTGATTGCCCGAACGCAAGTCCATATACAAATAACTAACAGCCAAAAGCATACAAAAAGCCACGGCAGCAACTGGGTTCTTACGAAATTGGTCAAAGCTAACAGGGATTGGCGAGGGGGTTTTCTTTATGGCGGTCATGATTTTATTCTTCTATTGGTGTGTATTCAATTCGTTCAAGTTGCTCAAGTTGGTTGTGAATTTCTGCAAAATTAGGATCACCTAAAACCTCTAATCCAACTATCCATCTATCGCTACCATCTTGTACAAATAGCAGTTCACTGGAATTATGTCTATATCCGTTTAGTGCGTTATATTGCTCATCGTTAGGGTGTAGTACAGTAATCATAATGATGTCAAATAAGTGTTTATTGCGTTATAAAAGTCAGTATTTTCTGACACCAATGATGCACCCATTGCGTACAATCTAAATCTAATGATAGGAAAATTACCTCTAAAAATCCATTGATTAGAATTTGCAATTGATGTTGATGTTGCTGTCCGTGAAGATTGAGTCACATTTAAGAATATTTCCACATTTGTTGAAGATGTACGATTTATTGACCTAAAGCCGTTTCCAACTAAATTAACCGCACTATTTAAACTTGTAGTTCCCTGATTTATTCTTTGAGATGCAGCATTTTGATATGTAGATACGTTAACACCTCCCGTTGAAGTTCCTTCAATAGTTATTCCACCACCTGCTTGATTATCAACCCAATAAAAACGACCTGCGTCGTTTAGTTGGTAGTTATTAGTCCCAATTGTCGGATTAAAATTAGTATCAATATACGCACTTGTTCCATTCCCCGTAAATCCCCCGTTTATTGAAAATGTTGGACTATTAATTGCAGTGTATAATGTCAATCTTTTCCAATCAATTAAAGCAAATTCACCGCTTCCATCAGTTGCGAATAATCCGAAAGTATCTAATTTTGACCAAACTCCTGATGATTTCAAATTCAGCAACAAATCATTTTGTTTTAATTGCTGAGAAAATGATGGTAATGTATAATTATAATATTTAGCAACTGATAAAATCGCTATATATTCGGGACAAAAAATGTTGTATCCTAATTCAATAGGTAATTGCCCAGCAAATAATTTATCGCCAAACGATTTTTCCGAAATCCCTCTAAAAATACCAAAGTCAGGCATCAATAGTCCCCTTTAATTGCAAAGATGTTTATCCCGTCAGTTACGGCAACTGTTATTCCTACTAAAACTTTTTGACCGCTTTTCAATTGTAAATCACTATATGCCGTAACTTGTCTTTGCGATGTTGTTGTATTACCTGCAGTAACAGCAACTAATATAATCTCATCATAAAGTTTAGGGCTTGTTCCACTTGTGTTAGTGATAAATATCAAAACATTGGTAGCCACATTTGACCCCGCTGCCTTTGCACCTATTTGAGTAATTTTGGTGCCGTCGGTTGTAGCGGTTAGCAACTCTACAAGATTTGTTGTAGTTGCTCCAGTTCTATCGGTTGTTGCCGCAGTTACCGTTACTATTTTTGTTTCGGGAACAAGTGCGAATATGGGTGATGTATTTGCTGCCATTTTTAGTAGTTATAAAATAAGTATAAATCCCCACCCGTTGAAGGTGGAATGTTTAAGTTTGTCAAATTAGAACCGTCAATTGCTGGAAGTTTGGTTGATGAGTCTAATTGAACCAATTGAGATGCTCCGTTAAATGTGTTTCCTTGCGTTGTAACGGCAGATGATAGGCGTGAATCACTCAATGTACCACTCGCAATGTTTGATGCGTTTGTGGTGTCTACATCGGCAACATTGCCCAAGCCGACTTGTGCTTTTGTGGTAGCGTGTGGGTTGCTTGTATCGGATGTGTGTGATGTAAGTGTTGAAAGGTTTGCGGTGATCTGTGCTTGTAACTTTCCGAACGCACTCAACACGGTATCAGTTGCAGAAATAACGGCATTTGTTGCCAATGATAACCCACTCAAAACAACTGCCCTCACTCTCGCTGCGGTGAAATACTCGTTTGTTCCCTCGCTGATGTCCGTTGTTGTCAATACAACCGCACCCGTCTTTGTGTTCACGCTTTGAACATTGCCTTGTGATGCGATGGTGATGGTTTGAAGTGCATCGTCAAAAGTGATGGATGTGTTTGAACCAGCCAACAAAGTTGCTTTGACCTTCGTGTAAACTCGTGTATTGGTGAAATATAGGTTTGTCCCTTCTGCAAGGTTTGTGGTTGAACTGGCTTCCAATACCCTTTGCCCAATGTTGGCAAGGTTTGTCCGTTTGGTTACACCTTCGGAATAGTCAACGATTGGAATGCTGTCCTGAACGACATCAATAGTTCCTATCGAATCTAATTGTGATATTTTTTTGTTAGCCATAACTTTCTACCAAACGACCTCCATCCTCTTGGAGCAATAAAAATGAATCTTCAGTTAATAAAAAGAAAGCAGTCAACGCATCCACATCATAGTTCTTTTGGTTGAATTCTACATTGCGTTCAAATCCCATATCACGGTTTGTGGTGAACAATTTCTTGGTGAGATCAACTTCGTGTTCAACACCCATATCACGATTTGTTGTGTATATTTTTTCGCTCACGATACCTGATAGAATAATTCGTTGTTTAACAATGGGAGTACTTTCAAGATGCCCGTTTCAACCAACTCATCAGCCAATGACGGATTCAAGTTGTTAGATGAAATCTGTGCATAGATTCTGTATTCGTGTTCACCAACTTCCAAAGTTGTGTTGTCGGTTGCACCTTCATCAAACAAAAACTTGTTGTATCTTTCTTTGGCAGTTGATACATCGGTTAAAATAAAATTCTTGTAAGCGTCAGTTTGTCGGCACTT